GTCTAAAAAAGACGATGATGATCGTTCTCCTCCTTGGGATGCAGATGATGAAAAGTCAAATTTTAAAAAGCCCAACAATCCGAACCGAACAGGTCAAGATAGTGCTAGAGCATTAGCACAAAAAGGCATGCAGTCTAAAATGAATGTTCAAGAGTTAGCAGAATTTGTTCATACATTTTATGATCGCGAATCAGGCACATTCCCTAAAGGCCCAGAAGGCGTTGCTATTATGGTAGGCAAGAAGTTTGGCGAACAGGCAGAAATGGTTGCTCGCAAAATGGTAGAAAGAATGGCTCCACAACAGCAAGATCCGCAGATTGCAGAACTTGCTCGTATTAGAGAACTTGCAGGCTATTAAGATTTAATATCAATCAGACTGGGCACTTAGGTGCCCTTTCTTTTTGGCTAAATTGATTGTCAACGAGTTCATTGGCTACCGCGTTATATATATGTAGGGGTAGAAATTCCTACTTAACCAAAAGGAAACTTTAAAATGAAATCAGCAATCGCAATTCTCGCTACCGTGTTCGCAGTATCAGCATTCGCACAAGCACCTGCTAAGAAAGAAGAAGTCAAGCCAGCAACACCGGTTGCAACAGCACCAGCTGCAACAGCAAGTGCTCCAGCACCAGCCAAGGCTGAAGTTAAGAAGGACGAAAAGAAGCCTGCAAAAAGTGAGCCTGCAAAGAAAGACGCACCTAAAGCAGACGCAAAGCCAGCCGCTGCTCCAGCGAAGTAAATTTGATTTAGAAGACAATGATCTCATTATTGATGATGAGATCACTTTTGGCCGTAATCGACAAGCTGAGAATTTTGGTAAGGTAGTTGAAGAAGAACTATCGGACTACGTAAAGTTTAGATTATGGCTAGCTAGACAAATAGCATTGGCCAAATATAGAGAAGCCCACGGTTAAACCCTGGGCTTTTTTATTGGTAAAATAAAATTAAAAATAAACAAAAAATCATTGACCTTGCTAAATAAAAAGCGCATAATAACATATGTGCATAAGGCATATAAACATTTTAGGCATAATATAGGAGGCATTTAAAATGGCAACATTAGCAGAAATTCGTGCGAAACTTCAAGAAGCACAATCAAAGTCCACCGGACAATCCACAGGCGGTGGAGACAACGCAATTTACCCACATTGGAACATGCAAGAAGGCAAGGAAGCGGTTATCCGTTTACTACCCGATGGCAATTCAGCCAATACATTTTTCTGGGTAGAACGTGCAATGATCAAATTGCCGTTTGCAGGTATCAAAGGCGAAACAGATTCACGAGCCGTGCAGGTACAGGTTCCTTGTGTAGAAATGTACAATGACGGTACAGCCTGTCCGATTCTTACAGAAGTTCGTGGTTGGTTTAAAGACAAGGCTCTAGAAGAAATGGGTCGCAAATATTGGAAGAAACGTTCATACATCTTTCAAGGTTTTGTAGTAGAAGATCCTATCAAGGAAGATAAGACACCAGAGAATCCAATTCGCAGATTTATTATTGGTCCTCAAATCTATCAAATCATTCGTTCAGCATTAATGGATCCAGAGTTGGAAGAATTGCCAACTGACTATATGCGTGGCGTAGACTTCCGTATTGCCAAGACATCGAAAGGTGGATTTGCTGACTACTCTACTTCAAAGTGGAGCCGTCGTGAACGTGCTATTTCCGACGTCGACAAGGCAGCAATTGAACAGTTTGGATTACACAATCTAAGCGACTTCCTACCTAAGAAGCCAACAGATGTTGAGCTTAAGGTTATGAAGGAAATGTTCGAAGCGTCAGTTGACGGTGAAGCATATGATATGGAACGTTGGGGTCAGTACTTCAAACCAGCCGGAATGGGTCAAGCAACAGGTGATCCTAATAAATCTGCCGCACCACGTGCCGCAGTAGCCGCTCCAGTAGCCGCTTCAGCAGTTGAAGAAGATGCTCCTTGGGAAGAACCTGCTACTCCAGCAGTGAAGGCAGCACCAGCAGCACCTACTGGTGAAAGTGCAAGTCGTGCGCAAGACATCCTTGCCATGATTCGCAATCGTCAGAAGTAATTAGGCTAAACATAGAGTGCGGGGTAATCTCGCACTCTCTTTCATTTCTAGGAAAATAATAATGGCAAAACTAACTAAACTAGCAAAAGTAAACGAATCAATTACCATCAATCGTTATGACAACGCATGGATGGTTGAAATTGGTGGACGTGATAAAAAAGAAGAATGGAAGACCTCCAAAACAGTTTGCAACACAGAAGAAGAATTAATTGCGTTAATCAAAGAATATAACGCAATGGACCTGGACAATTAATATGGCAAAAGCATTTGATATTTCTAAATTTAGAAAGTCAATTACTAAATCGATTGACGGTTTAAGTATTGGCTTTAATGACCCAACAGACTGGGTTAGTACAAACAACTACGCATTAAATTATCTCATCAGTGGATATTTTGATCGTGGTATTCCGTTAGGCAAGGTAACTGTGTTTGCAGGAGAAAGTGGTGCAGGTAAATCATTTATCTGTTCAGGCAATCTTGTAGCAAACGCACAAAAAGCAGGCATTTATCCTATCTTAATCGATACAGAAAACGCACTTGACGAAAAATGGTTACACGCTCTTGGCGTAGATACAAGTCCAGATAAGTTGTTAAAACTTAATATGGCCATGATTGACGATGTGGCAAAGACTATCACAGAGTTCATTGCAGAATATAAAACAATGGATGAAGCAGATCGTCCTAAGATTTTGTTTATCATTGACAGCTTAGGTATGCTGTTGACGCCTACAGACGTTAATCAGTTCCAAGCAGGTGATATGAAAGGTGACATGGGCCGTAAGCCTAAGGCACTGACAGCTCTGGTTCGCAATTGTGTTAATATGTTTGGCGCCTACAACATTGGAATGGTATGTACCAATCACACATACGCAAGCCAGGATATGTTTGATCCGGATGACAAGATCAGTGGTGGCCAAGGTTTTATCTATGCAAGTTCAATTGTAGTTGCTATGCGTAAATTAAAATTGAAACTTGATGCAGACGGCAACAAGACTACAACTGTGCAAGGTATTCGTGCAGCTTGTAAGATTATGAAAACACGTTATGCAAAACCGTTTGAAAGTGTACAGGTTGAGATTCCTTATGAAACAGGTATGAGTCCATATAGTGGATTGGTAGACTTGTTTGAGGCCAAGGGGTTGCTTAAGAAAGAAGGTAACAGTCTTGTCTACACTACTAAAGATGGTGAGATTATTAAACAGTTCCGCAAGGCATGGGAAAAGAATGAGAAGACTGGCTTAGACATTGCAATGGCAGACATTTCTAAACACGGTGAAATTTCCACTTCTGAGATAACTACTACAGTTGAACCAGACTTGGAGGTCACTGAATGAAAGAAGATTTAATTGCAGATATTTGGACATTGGTATTAGAACACATACCAGAGAAACATCGCAAAGATGTGGCAGCAGATTTTGTTAATACACTAATAGATTATGGTATCAAAGAAAGTGTACTTGACAGCCTCAAAGGCGTTGACACATATCTTGATACTGCAATTGATTATGCTATCGACGGAGAAGACATCGAGGATGAAGACAGCTACGAAGATGAGGAATAAATGAATTGGTATGATCGTGTTTCTAAAGATATTTCAAATATTCCAGATGCCGTGGCTTATTATGAAGCTGAATTAATTCATGCAAAACAAGATGTCCGTGTAGCAGGCAACATTGAAAAAGCCTCTGCGCAGATGCCCGGCATTGTAGAAAATCGATTTAACCAACTGCAAGAAATTGAAGGTATTTTAGAGTATCTCAATATCGAACTTCGTAGACTTCGTAGCCAACATTTCCGTAAATATCTTGAAACCTATCAACGTCAGTTAAGCTCTAGAGACTGTGAAAAGTTTGTCGAAGGCGAAGCTGACGTTGTAGATTTTGAAAAAATCATCAACGATTTTGCACTGTTACGCAACAAATGGTTGGGTATTATTAAAGCTCTAGACATAAAACAGTGGCAATTAAGCAATATTGTAAAACTACGTACAGCTGGCTTAGAAGACGCCACTCTTTGAACTAGTTCATTATATACGCAGATAAATATCTGCATGAAAATAATATTAGTCACAGGTGGGTTTGATCCCTTACACAGCGGTCATATTGAATATTTTAAAGCCGCAAAACAACTAGGTAATCTTTTGATTGTAGGCATTAACAGCGATGCTTGGCTCACACGTAAAAAAGGTAGAGCATTTATGCCTGCTGTTGAACGCAAAGCTATTATTGAAAATTTATATCAGGTACACAAAGTAATAGAGTTTGACGATACCGATAATAGTGCTGTTGATGCTATTAAGCAAGTACAAGAAATGTTCCCTAGAGATAAAATAGTCTTTGCCAACGGTGGCGACAGAACTAAGGATAACATTCCTGAAATGGTGTTCGACGATGTGGAGTTTGTGTTTGGAGTAGGCGGCACTAATAAGGCAAACAGTAGTTCTTGGATACTTGACGAATGGCGAGCACCTAAAACTGGTAGAGCCTGGGGGTACTATCGAGTACTACATGAAGTTGGCAATCATGTCAAACTCAAAGAACTAACAGTCAATCCTAAGACTTGCCTCAGTATGCAACGTCATCAAGACCGTGCAGAACATTGGTTTGTGGCTGAAGGTACGGCCACAGTCTATACTATAGATCATAGCTCAGACATGGACCTATTAGGTGAATATACCCAGCATCAGTACATACATATCAATAGAACTCAATGGCATAAGTTATGCAATGAAACGGATCAACCCCTGCGAGTTATTGAAATTCAATATGGCGAAAATTGTGTAGAAGAGGACATAGAAAGAAAATGATTAATATTTTTATCGGATACGACCATAGAGAAGCAATAGCATATCATGTATGTGCAAATAGTATTATTAGACATTCTAGTAAACCAATTTCGTTCACACCACTTGCGTTAACAAATATGCAAGATTATCAAGAGACACACACTGATGGTAGTAATCAGTTTATCTACAGCCGCTTTCTTGTTCCGCATTTAATGGAGTACAAAGGTTGGGCAATCTTTATGGATGGTGATATGTTAGTCCGAGATGACATTGAAAAGTTGTGGAATCTCCGAGATGACAGCAAAGCAGTAATGGTAGTTAAACACGATTACAAAACTAAGATGACAGAAAAGTATCTAGGTGCTAAAAACGAAAATTACCCTCGAAAGAATTGGTCAAGTGTTATTCTTTGGAATTGTGGCCACACTGCAAATAAAGTGGTAACACCTGAATTTATTGAAACTGCAACAGGTGCCCAACTTCATAGATTTACCTGGCTTGCTGATGAATTAGTTGGAGAATTACCTAAAGCATGGAACTGGTTGCCCGATGAGTTTGGCGCTAATCAAGATGCAAAGCTGTTACATTACACTCTAGGTACTCCAAGTTTTCACGACTTTGCTACTACTCCAATGGGAGATGAATGGCACCGTGAACGCATTTATACCGATTACTGTCTACAGCGCAATCTATGATTTTTCTAAGTAAAGACGGAGAGGACGAGTACATTAATTTGTTTGCCCTGGGATGCAAGACTGCACCAATATCAACAGAAGATTTTGTTTACGCAGATTCTCAAGATCCAATTATCCTAAGAGGAATCCTTAAACATAAAATAATGAAACGTTGCTGGAAAGACGGGCGTACATTTTATTATATGGACACAGGGTATTTTGGCAATGAAAGAACTGCATCCAATCC